GCAACAGCTAATACAAAGACAACAATAGAGATTATAAATTTAACCTCCCTTGTCATTATACTGTGAACTGTCTCTTTTGATTTCATAAACGTGTTAATTTAATTATACCATTATGCGGCAGTGTTAATTGTTTTAACATCCCCTAGGTCAGTAACATCTATTGTTTTAACACTAGCTGTTTCAATAGTGTTGAAAGTTTTTAGGGTTGCTGGACCAGATGGTGTTGGTTCTATATCTGTTACTGCATAAAATGTTCCTGGGTCATTTTGATTATTATATTCTGTTGTAATCCAATCATCTATAAGTGCCTCTTGTCTGACTCGGAACTCGTCGATAAGTCCGTCCATAGGATTATCAGAAGATGATGCTGGACCTGATGAATGATAACCAATACCAATAACAAAGGGGTCAGTTCCATCTATACAAGTCCCAACAGTATCAGTTCCTGTTATAGAACCATCAACTATTGTTTTTATATCGTTACTATCTCTTTTGGAAACCCACATATGCCAGTCTGTTGTTCCTAAATCTGATACAGCATTTGCACCTTGAAACCCACCGTCCCAAACCTCCATTCTTGAAGCGTCGGTTCCACCCCCAGTATAATAGTTTAGCCCAATTTCCCTATTACTTGCGGTTGGGTCATACCAACCTTTTTGTGTAATATAATAAAGAGTTTGATTAACTGTTGCAAATTTAATCCATAATTGATAAGTCATATCATTAGCACCCAATGAAAGTAGTGCTGAATCAGCATGTGATAGTGATTCATTATTAGAACGAGTAAATTCTCTCGCACCATTAGCATAACCACCCAGCTTACCTGCCGCACTTGTAACTGTATTGTTGTCTGTAAGGTCTAAGCCATTAGCTGTGCTATCTGTTTCATCTCCACTAGTAGCATTCATATGCCAAACAGCATTATAATCACTCCACACGGCTTCACTTCCATAAGTAGAATCTGCGGCTGGTTCACTAGAGCTTCCATCTGCATAAATATGTATATCTGTTTCTGCAGCACCAGAAAGTGTTCCTGTGAATTTTATGTGTAGTTCTCCCTTGTCGTCTGCTGTTGTGCAGGTTACAACTTCTCTAGGAAGTTCGGTAGAATCATCATCTTTGAACACTCTAATATCTCCACCACCATCTGCAACTGTAGCCCAAAAAGAAGCACCCATATCTGACAAATCAACAAAAACAGGGAAGTCTGTTAGACTTATTGCTACCTTGGTGGGGTCAATTGTTATTGTTGCTACGTGTGCCATATTATCCTGTTACGGTTATATGGTCTGGGCTTATTGTGACCATCATCTCATTTGCAGTAAGTGCAAAGCCGACCACCCTTACTACTGCATCTGCTGTTGTTGGAGCTGTAACTGTAACTGTATTAGTAGTTGTTCCTGTTTCTGAAATATAAACAGGAGCGCCTATTGTAAGTGCTGGGAATCCTGCATCTGCTCTAACAATTCCGTGAGTCATAAGAGTTACTGGGTTTCCGTTTGTTCCTGCTGATACACAGATTGCTACTGCTACAATTCCTGCTGTGGATGCCGCATCTGCTTTTGCTAGATACCATTCTGAATCTGCTGCCTTAAGATAAACAATATCTCCAAAAGCTACAGTTTCTCCTGCCGTTCCTATAAAGGTAATACCAGTAAACTTTCCATCTGCCGACCCCTCTGGGTCTAGAACAATAGAATCTGTTTCTGCTAATATTATGTCACTTCCGTTTGTATCTAAATTACCACCTAGCTGTGGTGTAGCATCTTCTACTACATTTTGTAGATAAGATATTAATTCATTGGATTGCTTCAAAGCACCTGAATTAGTGTATGTCCCCCCCAATGTCCAAGTATCTCCAACAGCAAGTGATACTACGGCTATTTGTCGTAGTGTTGTATTGTTGTTGTAGCTTATTGTAAGCGTAACAACGGCATCATCTTTATTTTGGATAGAGATTGATTTTACAACACGTTGAGTAGAGGCCGAGGGTGCTGCCACCAAAGTTACTGGTGTTGTTCCATTTAAGGCTCCATCATTTGAACCCTCCGTAAATGTTGTTGCAGTTGAATCTGCATATGAAGAAGTGAAGTCTGGATTGGTTGCATTTGCTGCACCACTCATTACTACTTCTATTGACTTGTCGTCTGCGTCTAAAATTAAAGTTGACATAATAATATTGTTAAATTGTTAATTGATAAACCAAGCAAAAGACTTTGCTGTTGTGTCTATTCCACCTGGTGCCTCTGCCCATTTCATACCTCCCGCCTCCCCATCATCAGATGTTAATACATAATCATTAGTAGGTGAGTTTACCTTTAGGTTTGCTTCATCTACTACATTATCTGCGATGGTTGCTACAAAACTACCTGTTCCAGAACCAGTTACCTCTTCTGTTAATTCAATGGTTTGGTCTCCTGAGTTAGTATTAGTTGTATTACCAATAACAGTTTGTTGAGCATCTGTAACATAATTCTTATCAGTAGCTTCTGTAAAGTTTGTATTTGTAAATGTTGGTGTGGCTCCTGAAACTACTGATTGGTCAATGTATGAATGGTCTGTTCCATTTGAAGTTCTGTGTGTGGTATTCAGTCCTATCGCTGTTGTGTTTGTCCCTATATCTGCTAGGTCAACAGCACTATCTGCCATTGTGATAGTTCTTGTATTACCTGCTGTTATACTTCCCGCCTCAAGAGCAATTATTCTTGTTGGGTCTCCGTTGTCATAAACTTTAAAGTTAGCATCTGAGAACTCTGTAAGGGCTGTTGAACCTGCACCACCACCTATAGTTCCCATAGGGGAACCTGTTAAAGCATAAACTTCAGCACCGACTGGGTCATGGTCTCCTGCTGTCTTCTTAAATGTAACCCTACAAAGTAAGAAAGCTGTATTGTTATATTCTTGAGCTGCTGTTCTTACATCAAAGTTAGAAGCATCTGCAATTACTGCTGATTCAGAGTTATAAACTCCAGTAGGTAAGTTTACAAATAGTTTTGATTGATTACCATTCTGGTCACTTGAAGCCATTGTTGCCCAAATAGTTATAGAGAAGTATTTGTTTGTTCCAATGGGTGTTCCATTTGCTAATTCTGTTATATCATTTAGGTCGTGGACATTCTCCAACATTGTCAACACCCCATCACCACTAGCATTAGCTACTGTGGCTCCATGAGTAACTACATTAAGTGCTGGGAAGTCTTGTCTATGGAGTTGAAATACGACACCTGCCGCCACAGATAAGTTCATTGCTGCACCATCATCAAGTGTTGAGGCACAACCTGAAACGTATTTAGGTCCAAGCCATCTTAACTTCTCTCTCATATATGATAATGCTCCCCTACCATTATGTTTAAGAGCCTCCGTGGTTCTTTGTAGTGAGATTGGTCCGTGAGCTGTAACCGTTGCTGCATCTTGAATTACTGCAATAGAGTGCCAAGCAAAGGTTCCTGTTGGTAACGAGGTTGAAGACTCAAGTGTTGCTGTTCCAGCACCATCTGTTGTTACATAGATATAGTTAATTTGAGGAGCTGTTGCTGTTCCAACAGTTAGTTCAACTTGAGCTGTTCCAACAGTTAGTTCAACTTGAGCCATACCATCTGTTCCTGCACCAGTGGTGCAATCTAATGTAACTTTCTCCTCATCAATCACATAGAACAAATCTCCACCAGTAGTAACCCTCTCTGTTTCCATATAAACTTTTACACCATCAACAATTAAGTTTAGTGTCTGTTGGAATGCTGACATTCCTGAAAGTGGATATGATATTCTATTGACTACATTATCTCCTAGTATTTCTAATCTATCTATATTAAGACTATCTCCGTCATATTGAAAGCCTGAATGTTCTGTTAAAAATCCATTTGCATCTGCATAAGGAACATAGTTGGCGGTAAGACCTGCGATATTGCTTACATCATTTGTTCTTGGGTTTACATTTATAAAAATCTTTCCTGCTGTATTGTGAGCCAGCATTACAAACCCAACCTTAATGGCGTAATTTGGAGAGACTGGCTTTACGTTTGTAATTGCACCTGCTGTTGTGGCAGATAAGTATATTTCATCTCCATCTGAATATGTAGCAACAGGAACTGGAATATCATTTACCATTCCAAAAGCAGTATAGTATCCATTACTATTTTGACTAATATCCTCTGTTGCCATTGCAATAGTTCCCTCTGCTGTAGCACTAGCATCTGCCTTAGCTAATGTAAGCTCTGGTTTATTACCTGAAGCACCTGATATATAGACAAGTTCTCCATTATCAATATCACTACCAGTAGCCTTACCTCTAGGAAGCATTACCTCCTGACCCATTTGCATCTTAACTTCACCCCCTGCCATTCCAAGTTCAAGAGTTCCATTATCATCGTCCCAATGTAATCTACCCTCCTGATGACCTGGTGTTGCTGCAGTATCAAAATCAATATAACTAGAAGCTAATCCCTCATCTGTAATAGTTACCTTATTTGTAGTAGAAGCACCTCTATCTGTTACAGTTTGTAATGTATCTGCCTCTGCTGTTAAGTAAGTAGAGGTATCTAAAGAACCATCTCCCTTAACAAAACCAGATGATGTTCCGCTTGTTGTTATAAAAGATTTTGCCTCTATATCATTCGTGGTTGTATTACCAATATCTGTAACAGCTTGAAGTGATTGAGTTTCAACACTAAAGCCAGCAACATCTACTCCATTAGGAGTTGGTGTAACAGTAAGTCCAGTTCCGAAGTTAATCTTTGAGGCTCCCATTCTTTTATTTACTCCATTAGAGGTAATTTGAATACCAGAACCACCACCGCCACCTATTCCACTTCCAGTAGTTTGTCTGATTATAGTCTTTCCATCAATTCCATCTTTCCCCCCTTTTCCTGTATCTCCTTTTGGTCCAACCTTTCCCCTTTTTCCTGTCCAACCCATAAACCCTCTCTTTCCTGTCTTACCTATTTTACCTTTATCCCCTTTTTCTCCCCTAGAACCAACCTTACCAGTCTTACCAATATCTCCCTTATTACCAGTTTTACCCTGTATTGAGGCTCCAGTTAAACCAATTTCTCCTTTCTCCCCCCTTATTCCATCATCTCCTTTCATTAAGGTAATCTTATCTTGAAATTTTTGTTGTTGAAAATATAAAATAATATCCTTATCAGACATTCCTAATTTCTTTAATTTTTGTATTTCTTGTTTTGAAGCCATAATTGTTTACTTTTAAGGGGTTTATGTTATTATTATAAGATGATTAATATTATTATATTTTTGATTATATGTAGCCTTATTGGTGGTCTTATTGGTTGGATAGTCCGAACTAATCGGTAGAACCAACTATTGAACGACCTATACCTACACCTCCTAGGGCTAATCCTCCTGCTGCCAAACCAGCTACTAGTGATTGAACAACTGGGTATTCCTTTGCGAATATTTGTAATCTATTCATACCAACTATTGATTGGTTCTTTTCGGCTAGATTTTTTATTACTTCAAACAATCTGTGTTCTGTCATTAAACTAGCCTTAAATTGATTTCCTTTAGGTAATTGTGTTGCAACCAAATCATTAGCAGCCCCCCTAATTGCTAATACGAGTTCTTTACGGGCATTTTCTCCTATAACATCTGTGCTAAGGAGTTTCTTAACTGCTGGTAATCTATCAAAACTTTTTCTTGCTTCCAACACTCCTGCTGTATCTCCACTTTTAATTTGCTTCATAAAGATTTCAGAAAGTCTGTTATATGTTTTTTCAGCATTTGTTTCTGATGCAAATACTAAATCTAAATCATTTTTTCCTGTCATTAGTTTTGACTTTATTTGATTTTTATTAAGGGGAACCTTATTTGCTATAACATAATCTTCAACACCAGCATTAATATCTCCAATTCTTCTCTTTACAGCATCAACATTTTCACTTAATTTTGCTTTTGGTTTTACTACATCTCTAACCGCTTCTGCTAATTGTTTATCTCTCTTTGAGGCTGCTAATTCTGCTTTACCAAATAGTGTTGGGTCTTCTAATCTCCCGTCTTGAATTGCTTGAGCTCTTGATTTTGCTGTTTCTTTAGGTGTAACAAAGGCCTCGTAAAATTTCTCTTTCTTTAATTTTCTTCCCTTAAAGAATCCTCCTAATCCTCCCGTTACTGTTCCTATTGCACCTCCGAGTAGAGCACCTGATGTAGCACCCAAACCTCCACTCAAGATTATTTCTTCTGTAGACCTATCTTGTTCTGCTGCAACTCCAGCTCCGTGTATTCCACCCTCAATACCACCAGTAATTGCACCAGCACCAGCACCCCTTAACGCACCAGTTCCTAATGTTGTTGCTTTACCAACCCCAGTTAATCCTGCAGCCTTACTTGCAATAGTTCCACCTGCTACTGTTCCTGCTAATCTTGCTGCAGAACCGACAACCTCCTTACTTGAAACTAAAGAACCTGTATAAGACTTGGCTGTTTGAGTTAATCTATCTAAATCAACCTTATTTAATTTAAGAAGTTCCATCTCTCTTGATGTGTCCTCCCCTTTCTTTCTTTTTTGCTGAAGTCTTTGTATTATATCTGTCTGAACAGAAGTTGTATTTGTTATTGCATCTTCTAGATTTTTAATAACTCCAGGTGCAGCTATTGCTTGTCCTAGTCCCTCTGCTAATTTACCACCTCCAACAATACTGGCTGCAACATCTCTAGCCTTACCCCAAAAACTTGTAGCCTTTGGTTTTTCAAATTCTTGTTGTGTTACGAGAGGTTGTGATGCTTTCTTTTGTTCTCTAAAAACAGTAGAAGTTAAGGGGTCTAATCCCTCTAGGTTATATCCTCTACCAATAAGACCCTCAACAATAGTTCTATTGTCTGTTCCTGTTGGTTTGTTTTTTAGGATTGTCTTTAGTTGTTCTTGTGAAATTTGCATATTAAAGTGTTATATTAAAATCCATTGATTCTTTCTTATAATTTGTTGTGGCTGGGGTTGAACCACCTAGTTCTAATCCGTTTAGAAAATCATCTAAACCATCTCCTGATTGTAAGACACTATCAACTTCATTTATATATTGTCCTGATGTAGAGCTTGAACCACTGACTATATTCCAAACCTTTTCGGCTCCACTAATATTTGCTTCAATAGTAGAAATGTATTTATTTTCTATTGCATTCCTAGCACCTTTAATAATAGCAAGGTTAAGGTCAATAGTCTTTCCTGTGCCTGGGTTAATTGAGGCATACTCCCTTGATTCTTGTGGTGTAAAGGCGGCACCTGTCATTTCCTGTCGGTATGTTTGGAAATTACGAGTCAATTCAACAGCAAACGCTGTAAAGCGAGGGTCATCTCCTATAAGCCCTAGCTTTCTTGTAATTTCTTCAGCCTTACCTTTAAAGATGTTCATATCTCCTCCAGCATCTTGATATTGCTGTAAAGAATTACTCATTTTATCTAAAGCAAGATATTCTCTCCTTTGTGCATCAAATTTAGATTTGTTCTCTCCTGTTAATGCTTCTGATACATTATTAGCCATAAGAGTATAAACCCTATTATAGTTTTGGTCTTTAAAGGCATCTGCAAGTAATTTCTTTGTATTAGCTCTACCATCTTTTGAACCAGCTAGTGAGGCAGTATCATTAATTAAATCTCCCCAATCATCATTAACTTCTGATGTTGAGTTATATGTTTCTAAGGCTGTATTATAAGATAACTGTTTAATAGCTCTATCAAGTGGGTCTACTAAATAACCACCTGTTGTAGCAAAAACAGATTCGGGGGTTATACTTCCTTTTGATAATTGACTCATTAAATTAGAGCCTGTGCTAGAACCTAGACCATTTCCCATAGCTGTGATAATACTCTGTCTAGCTTCCAATTCGTTAGCCATTTGTTTTTCTAATCTATTAGATAATAGAGATATTTCTGTTTGTCTTTTCTCTGCCAGTTTTGCCTCCTTACTTGTCATCTTATCCTTATTCATATTAATAAGAGTATTTTGAGCATCTAATTCTCCTTGTAGAGCAGAATATTTAATATTCATAGATTGTGTAACATAATCCTGTGCTGTTTGGATATTTCCCAATAGTTGTTGATTAATAGCGGATAGACCTGCCATTTCAGCTGCAGCCTGTCTTGCTCTACGTCCCCTCTCTCCTCCTGAAGCAAAGGCTAAACCACCCTCTTGGCGACTTTGTTCTGTTATAGTTTCTAAATCAGTAGTTAATTGAGCCTGTAATGCTGTCATTTGAGCAACCACATCTCTTTGAGATTCCCTAAATTCAGGTAAACCAGTCTTAGCCTCTAATTTCTTTTGTTCTCTTGGTTGATTTCCTATATCCCTTTGTATATCTGCCACATCTTTTGCTGAAGAAGAAAGAACACTCCATAAATCATCTATATTCTCCTCATCTTGAGCCATTGTATCAATACCAGATACACTACGAATTTGGTTTTCCAAATCAGAATAAATATCATTTTCTGCAATAGGGGCATCAACTGGAGATGCTACCGGTTGATTTATATTTTTAGCATCTATTTGTGTTGTGGTAGCTGGAGCATCAACACCTGCACTATCTGCCATTTCATTTAAAGAGGGTTTATCTGGTGTAAAAAAGGTCTCCGTTAAGGGAGTAGCAGATTCATTCCCTGTTAATGGGTTTGCGTTATCAAATTGTCCTGATGTTAATACTGTTTCGTTGTCCATAATAATATTATAACATTTAATTTTCGTTGATTAGACCTAAGTCCTCAAGCGTGCTAATAATTGTGTTAATTGCTGTTCTTGCTTCCGAGTCCTGTGTTCCACCTCCTGTTGGGGCTGTTATCGCTGTCTTTCTAACTATTGAAAGGTCATTAAAATTGACCTTAACCCCATCAATACCAGAGTGTTTATGTTGTCTGAATTCTTCTTTTTGTATATTGTCTGCCATATTAAAATATTCTTACTGTAATTAATTCTGGTGTGGTTGTTGAACTTGCACCCGTTGTCATTTCCACTTTCAATTGAAGTGTGGAAGCGTCTGTTATCTTTGCTGTGTCATTAAATTGTGCCTTAGCTCCATAAGTAGCAAAATCAAAGGTCTGCATTACTGTCCAACTATCTGATAAATTCTTACGATAAGAAACTCTAACCCCTTGTCCTGTTGCCAACTCTTTAGCTAAAGATACCTCTAGTTGTTGATATGATTTCTTTTTAAGGGAACCACTAACCTGATAGAGGGGACTTTCCATATAAGCACCATAAGACGTTCTCCTATATCCTGATTTACCAAAATGGTCTACTACATAAGATGGTGTTACAGCATCTTCATAACCAACAAGATATTCTCCAAAACCAATAGTAGTTACAAACTTAATATCCACTTCAGCATTAATACCAACCTCCCCTGTTGAAATTGTATGTCTTGTATATGAACCATCACTTATATGATAAACACCCGCTGGTTTACTATCTCCATCTTCTGATGATAAACCAAGCACAAAATAATCATTTGTTCTTGAGGCACAATCTTTATTTCCAGTTAAATAACCACCATAATTAACTTCAGATTGAATATCAAGACCGAATAGTGTTTGTGTTGAGGATAGGTTTGTTACACCCCAGCTTCTATCAGCCCACTTGTGATAGTAAATATTGTTATCTACAGTAATTAATGGAGAAGCTACATTAGTATTTAATTCCACAAAGCCTGTAAACTCCTGTGCCACAGTTATATTTTGACTTAAATCCCAATAATAAAGTCTTGCTCCATAAAAATGTGTTGTTGCTGAAGCAGAACCACTTATAGAAGCAGAGACTATTAAATAATTAGCTATGGTATCTATATCATTAATAACATAACCAACGGGAAGTATTAAGAACTTATCAATAGAAGTCCAAGTCCCACTATCAGTTGGGTCAAAAGTTCCAATACCTGATATTCTTGCAACGTATCTTCCATATCCGATATATAAATCATCATCTGCTGGAGATGGGTGTATTTTATTATATCCAGCACCTGAACTTGAGTCTGCTGTATATGATTCCCAATCAGCAGTCCAAGTTGATGTTCCATCAAAGGCATCTATATCAATAGTTGTTCCTGAAACATCTGTAGCAATTAGATAATTCTTCCACCATTTTCCATTTGCCATTCCCTCTGAACCATCAGCCTTAGCACCCAGAACGGATGTATCAACATTATAATCATAAAGTTCTCCATCTCTATCCCCCAAGAAAACAGAATTAGTTTCGGGTCTAAAAGCACCAAAGGTTGGTTTGTCTGTAAAATCTGTAGTAGCTAGGGCTGTAGGGGCTAATGCTATTTTCACTATCCCTGGTGTATCAAAAATATCCATATTAACAATATCACCCATTCCTGTTACTGGGGTTTTAATACCATATTTCCAAGTGTCATAATTTAATGTTATATTTCCGTTTTTATCCATAATTTTATATTTGGTCTTCAATAGTCCATACAGAAGCAGATGGTTTTGATTCGTTAGTCCAACTAACTGTTGTAACCGTGACTGTTGGTGCAGGAACTGAAGCTGTTATTACTAATGGGCTTGGTGCTATATTAGCATCTGCTGTTACTACAACTGATGGAACAGTAGATGTCATAACAATGGGGTCGGGAGATATTGTTACATCTACCATTTCGTTAAGGGCTATTAAAATTCCTATTCCATCATTGTTTGCACCTAATATGGTTGAATAATTACCAGTAGCACTTGTTTCTGCCCTTGAGCCATAGGCTATTGATAGTGTTGCATCATTTCCCTCTGAAATTACCTCGTCTAATACTTCTGTCCAACTAGGGTTATCTGTTACAACAGCCCACCCTGTTGACGTGCTTGAAGCATCTGTAAATACACCCATAACTAGAAAAGAGTTAGCACTTGCTGGTGTTACACCCCCAACGAATGTGATTGTAGGATTTCCTGCTGCTAAATTAGCATCTCCAACAATTAAACTAGAAGCATCGAAACTACCAACATCAGAAGAAAATCTTAATATTGCACCGACACTCTCATCATTACCACCCCCTTTAGTGAAAGAGAAATTGGAAGCTGCCGTATCTCCTGAATCTGCCACCTTTGCTAAACAAGTATGATTGCCAGGGTTAGCTCCCCAGAAAGTAGCATCTCCAAGACCATCTATTACTGTCCACCCAGCTAATGAAGAGTTTGTTGTTGCATCTGCACCTGAACCTATAAAAGCCACCATTAAATCGCCAACAGCTAAACTTATTGGTTTTGTAATTGTTATTGTTGCACTCCCATCATCCGTTGTGGATTGTATTGATTCGTATGATATTGCCATATTAAGCTAATTGTAATATTCCCTCTGCGTTGTATGCTATTTTGAAGTCGCCAGATGTTGAAGTCTTATCTGTTGAAAAATCAATATAACAAATCAAAGCTGAAGTTCCTGGTGTTCCTGTGTCTTGATAAACAACTGCTCCTCTTGCAGTAATTGTTGCTGAAGACCAAGTTGTATCTGCTGCATCAAATTCTGCTCTGTTATTTGTTGTATCAACTGTTACAGTTTTGCTTCCAAGTTCTTCTCCTCCTGCTGTATAACCTGTTCCTGTAACCTCATTTGAAAGGTCATCAAAGAATATATCTGCATCAATGTCTGGTGTATATGAAGAAGTGTAAAGAGCAATGTTTATTGTATCTGAATCTAAATCAATAGTTCCGTCCATCAACTTTCCTTTTGTGCTGTTGTAAACTACGTTTGCCATATTATATGTATTGTTTTAATGTGTCAGAGCTAATAAATTTGGGTGGGAACTTTTCTTCCCATCGTCTTGTATAATAATCCTTAATACTCTTCTCGGAATTTAACCATTCTGACCTGATTTTATCCCAATTAGGTAATGTTTTATTAATACCAATAAAATATGATGCCCCCGTGGCAACTGCTCCGTGAAACTCTGAAGCAAAGCCTGGGTCTTTTTCTATATCCGTTGAAACAAAAGATACTGAACCTCTATCAAATTGGACTCTTAAAGCATCTGACCTTGATGTGTCTGTTGCTGGATATGTTTTAACCATATCACTAATTAATGCATAATATCTTGGTTCTGCTGGAGTGTCGTGCCATTCCTTTTCTGAATAGAATTGGTTTATCTCTGTCGTTGAAACAGGAAGTAATTTAGTCCAATCTCCACCTGAATTTTTATATTCCACTTCTCTAACAGTTAATGCCTCACTAGGTAAAATATATTTTGCTTGGTCTGCTACTAAATCAGTTGTTGCGATTGGTAAATTTGTATTATTACTATCATCATAAATCCAACCTCCATAAGACTCAAAAATCCACGACCAAATCTTCTTGTTCGCTTCGTTTGCTGCCCTTGTTATTTGTTTAATCTGAACAGTAGTGTCAATACCAGTTGCATCTCCAATTAATGAAACAATATCTTGTGAATCTGAATCTTTATTGTATTGCATAATTTAATTATACCACACCATCATTGAGTTTTTTTAACAAAGAAGATAGTGGACTATTAAGATTATCCATATTTTGAATAATACAATGCCCTCCTATTTTTCCCTCCATATGTTTAAGATTATATTGTTGGAATTGTGGTAATCCCATCTTGTTATAACCCCCATTATACATCTCCACAAAATCTGTATAAACCTCATTAAAATCAAGTTTGTTTTCTTCACAATATTTATATATTTCCTTTTCTATCATCACATTTAGTCCATAAATATTTAAAGCCCACAATTTACCAGCTTCTGTATTCTCTGGTTTAATCAACACTTTAGTTTCACAACCCTTAAAATCAAACTCTTCGGCCATTCTTTTAGCCCCTCTACCAGCAAATAGTTTTGTAAACAATAATATACTTTCATATAAATCAGGGTGTTTTCCTGTTATGGGAGAATGACAAGCCTCTAATGTTCTGGAGGTTCCAACAGGAACTGTTGAATGAATAACTACATATCTAGCATTATGTTCTTTCTTATATTTTTTAACTTGTGATATAAATCTATCTGAATAAGGAAAACAAATGTGAATAACACCATATTCGCCCTCAAATTTCTCTATATCTCTAATATCACACTTCAAAATCTGCGAGATGGCAGTTCCTATCTGCCCACTTCCTATAACTAAATGATTCATAATACGTCTTTTAATGTTTTACAGATGGTTTTAACGTCTTCTTCTGTCATATCTGTATAAGTTGGTAAATAAAGACCCTGATAAGCCCATCTAAAAGCATTTAAATGATTATAAGGTCTATTATATGTTGGTTGTTGGCTCATTGGTTTAAAGAAAACTCTTGAATCAACACCCTTTTTCTTTAATTCTTGTCTAATAAGGTTCTGTTTATATCCTACATTAATATCATACATCCACAAGACATCTCTGGGGGGCATTTTAAGATATTCGGGTATATGTTCATCATACCATTTCTCTATTAACTTCCTTTTTCTTATTATTTCATCAAACCTCTCCACTTGAGCTAATGCTACTGCACCTTGTAGAGCTGTCATTCTAAAGTTATAACCTAAATCTGGGTGTAAGAATGTATGGTCTTCATTAAAACACATAGCTCCATACCATTTCATTAATTCAGCATACCTCTTGTTGTTTGTTAGACATATTCCACCCTCTCCTGATGTGATTATCTTGTTGGCGAAAAGTGAATAACAGGCAATATCCCCTCTAACTTTTGTTCCGTGTGCCTCTGCTAAATCTTCTATAATCTTAATCTTTTTTGTTCTCCTTTTATTTACCTGCGTTATAGCCCTAATTACTGCATCACTATACATTCTTCCATAAATTGAAACTGGTATTATTGCTTTTGTCTTTATTGTGATAGCCTTTCGTATTTTCTTTGGATTAATATTTAAGGTATCATCACAATCAACAAAAACAGGTGTTGCACCCACATAAGTTACTGCCCACGCAGTTGCAACCATAGTAAATTCAGGAACGATAACCTCATCTCCCTCCTGAACTCCTATAGCCCTTAATGCTAGGACAAGAGCAGTAGTTCCACTTGAACAACCTACTCCATATTCCATTTTATTCTTTTTAGCCCAAGCCTTTTCAAATCTCTCTACAAAGGGTCCTTTAGAAGAAATCCAATTAGTGTCTAGGGCTTCATTGACATATTTTTTCTCCAAGTCTGTCAAACTCGGCATACTTACTGGTATCATTTTGTTGTATCGTTAATAACCATTAATTTCACAAGAGATTCAAAGCCGATTTTAGGCGACCACCCTAATACAGCTTTGGCTCTTGAACTATCCCCCAATAGGGTTTGAACCTCATTAGGTCTTACAAATTCTAAATCTGTTCTAATATTATCTTGGAAGTTAAGGTCTGTTTTATATATTTGATTAGTTATTTCAAAAGCCTTATCTATAAAATCTCTTACAGAGTATTTTTCTCCTGTTGCAATTACTAAATCTTCTGGTTTATCTTGTTGTAACATTAACCACATAGCCTCAACATAATCTTTAGCGTGTCCCCAATCCCTTTCTGCTGTTAGATTACCTAATACAATATGTTTAATCTTTCCATCTAGTATATCCCTTATACCTTTAGTAATCTTTCTAGTTACAAAGTTTTCTCCTCTCCTTTCTGATTCGTGGTTAAATAGTATTCCATTAACTACAAACATATCGTAAGACTCTCTGTAAATTCTTGTTAAGTTATATGAATATAGTTTAGCTACACCATAAGGACTTTTAGGGCAGAATTTAGATTTTTCATTATAAGGACATTCATCTTCATTACCAGAAAACATTTCTGAAGTAGAGGCTTGATATATCCTTGTTTTTAGCCCTAATATCCTTACAGCTTCCAATAGATTAAGGGTTCCTAAAGCATCAACTTGTCCTGTGTAGATAGGAGTGTCAAAACTAACAGCAACGTGTGATTGGGCAGCCAAATTATATATCTCATCAGGTTTCACTTTTTTTATAATTCTAAGTAGTGAAGCAATGTCTGTCATATCTCCATAGTGGAGTTTGTCCTCTAAATCTAGATGGTCTATACGACCTCTATTAAATGTTGAAGCTCTGCGAACTATTCCGTGAACCTCATAACCCTTTTCTATTAATAACTCTGCAAGATAACTTCCATCTTGTCCTGTTATTCCTGTTATAAGTGCTTTTTTCATATTATTTTTTATTTAACTCCAACCACAACTTCGCAACACTCTCCTCTGGGGTTTTACCATACATAACTACACTAACACTATCTATTTCAAGTGGGTCTATTGAAGCATTCGCCACCCATTTGTGTAGATATTTAGATAATGAGTCAAACTCCTCCCCACAAGCATCTATTAGTTCTGATAGGGTTGGTTTCTTATACCATTCTCCACTCATATTATTGGCTCCTTCACTCAATACTAATGTTTCTGCCCACTGTATTGGTATTCCCATTCTAGGGTGTCCAATCTTGGAGTAATACTCATTACCTATAATAAGTTTCTGTGGAAACCCAGCCTCTTTTAATTCTTTTGCTAATTTGTAGTTCATAATAATTTTAGATATTTAGCTTTTAACTTCTTCCAAGAATTATCTTCTCCAAACTTCTTACCTTTCCTTGATGTTATTATTATATCACTTTTATAGACTTCTTCTATTTTTTCGGCAATATCTTCTGGGGAAAACTCTGCATAATCAAATTCAGTTGATAAGGTTTCCTTTCTGTAACTTTTAACTGGTATTAAATATTCTTTTGGTAGCCACTCATTCATTGGAAACCTATCTCCACACATTACAACCATTCCTGAAGCATAAGCCTCCTGAATTGGTAAAGACAAACCATTAAAGGCTTCGGGGAATATAAATACATCTCCCTCTGACCATATATCATCAAATTGACCCACTCTAACCTCAATTCTTTCGTCATCTACATCATTCATAGGAACTTGCGACCTTATTATCAACTTAACAGGGCTTTTTACCCACTTAAATGCCTCTATAAGCTCCTTAGTCCCATTACGCCCTCCCAAACCACCATTTCCAGCATTATGCACAAAGACGAGTGCTTTTTGCCTCTCTCTCCATTTAATATGTTTAGGTATTGGAACGTTTATTCGTATTCCTTTTGGATAATACTGTTGGTCTAAATCAGAGGGGGTTAAGATAACATCTGGGAAGTATATTAGGGGATAATTGGTGCATTCATACATAGGCATTAATACTGTCTTAACCTTTTTAGCTCTTGCCTTTAATATAATAGTCCAATCAAAAGGAGTTTCAAAGAATAGGATAGTATCACAATCTAATAAGTCCTCCATCTTATCTACCCTATTGTTATACCAATCATAATGATTTTTCCTAGAAGAATGGGGATATACAAAAACCTTATCTATAACTCCATTGTCATAGAAGTCTTTGGCTAGATAACCTAGTCCCTGATTAGTTGCTAATACTACTGCTCCAATCATTTAAGTATTGTTTTAACGCTTCTTCCTTTTCTCCTGTCCACTCTGTTAATTTCTTCCAATGTCTATAACCCTGCTGACCTATCTTTTGGTTAAACTCTGGGTCTTTTAATTTCTCTACAATTTCCTTTATCTCCTCAACGGCTTTAGGCATTTCGTTTTCCATATCCTCTATAATGATTCTTGGGTCTTTCTTATCCTGTTTAAAGACACTATCTCCCCAAGTCATACAGGTATCTCCATTAATATATAAATCTTCCATTTTCATTCTTGCCGCCAATAGAGAGGGAACTACTACTGGTGTTGCAGTTTCAAATGCTTCATATAAAGCCCAACCTGGGCAATCACTAGATTTAATATGAATAAAGCAATTAGCATTAGTAAGTAATTCTTCAACTTGTGTATTTTGTATCTTTCCTGCTGGGGAACGATTATCTCCATAAATACGAAGCCCCGTTGCTTCAATTATGGGATTAATCCAATCTCTATAACCCCAATTATAAGCATTGTGTAATAATCCTATTGGAGAGTCCTTACCCATCTCTGTTTTAGGAGTGTAATCATCAACTGGAGGCGACCAAACGTGGAAAGCATTTTTAATCCAAAAGTTATTGGTAATAGTCGGGAAGTATAAACCACAATCCTCATATCCATCACAACCCCCATTAATAATATACAAAGCACCCCTTATCTCAGGATATATCTTTAACATTGATTCTAAATCCCTTTGTTTTAAATCAAAGAAGATGTCAGCACCCTCTACTGTATCTATTGGTTTAATTTTTGCCATATTATATCCCATTGATTTTAATAAATCAGAAGTTACTCCTCCTTTATAACCTTTTTCCTGATATTTTCTTATTGCTTCATCTGTAAGCATAAAGACCTCATATCCTATTTTTTCTAACATAAAGGCTAGACTCTCTGCTGGTTTTGTATCTATTCCTGTTATTACTGCTTTCATTTTTTTGTTAAGTTAAATTGTTTATAATCTGCTAATTCTACCTCTATTTCTGGGTTAGTGATATAGTCCCAAAAATCATAAGGTTGTTTACCTACTGCTCTTGTGTAATTATCGTTCCATCGTTTCTTATGGTGTTCTCTTAATTCTTCTGTGGAATATCCATAATGAACTATTACTGATTTACCATAATGTCTTTTATATGCTTTATCTACCTTACCTTTTATAAAATGAAACGGAGATACTATTATTTTATCTCTCCACCTCCAGTCTTCTTGTGTATAATAAGCTCTTTCCCTTAATGTTTGGCTATGGGATTTTTTAGGATTAAATATACTATCAACCCTTAACTTATTTCCCCAAGCTGTAAACATAGGGAATTGAATTACCTTTGCCCCCTTTTCTTCTGCATCTTTAAAGTCTTGTTGTAGGTTTGCTGATATATCCCACCTCTCATCTATATCCCAATGAAATGCCCACTTATAACCTAATTCCTTGAGAGCATAGAAAGGGTTTTGTCTAAATGATTCTAAGTATGGTTCGGTTTCTTCTTTAATCCATACTGTATTTTTAAAGTCCTTTATCTTTTGTTTGGTTTTGTCTGAACAATGGTCTAGTTGCCAAGCAATATCAACATCTATCATTTCTGCATTAACAAGAAAATCATCTAACCAGATGGTATCTTCTTCACAGAACATTACATAAGCTCCTATACGATTATTATTGGTTTGTCTCTCCATTCTATTTCTTTAAAAATTTTAAATCCACACTCTTTTAAAAGAGCTTTTAAGTCATCGGGGTGGGAAGTATAATATATATCCCTCTCCTTTTCTTTCCTTAAATTACATTGGAAAATTATCCTTTTACCCTTAAACTTTTCCAATACTGCTTTCTGTTTAGCTTTCGGTATATGATAGAGGACGTTCAACATTAAAATAGTGTCTGCTGTTTTTGTGGTTTCCTCTATAAGTTCTTCGTGAAATTCAATAGGTAAATCTTTCTTATCACAATATTCAAAGATTAATTTATTCAACCAAGCATTATGAGTATAGTTTAAATCTATTCCTGTAACCTTATATCCTTGCCGAGCTAACTGTATTCCAATGTAGCCCTCATTACAACCTAAATCTAAAATAGTCTCCCCTTTAATGAAAGGTATAAACAAATCCCATCTACCAGCATTTTCCGTATAAACCTCCCCTCCATCTGGGATATTCCACATTCCATTAGGATATTCAAACTGGTAATACTCTTTACCTGATGACATCCACCTTGCTTTAATCTTTCTTTCTATAAAGTCATCATCTATATCTTTCCAATGAAACTTATGTAAGACTGCCCTTACTTTCTTAATACCGAGATACATAGCTATTTTAGTTCTGAATGAACCATCTAGTCTTTCTCCCGTTATCTCACAATGAACTGGCTCTAATATTCCATTTTCTCTTATATTGTAAAGAAGTTTAGGAAGCCTATCAATCCTAGATTTAACATCTTCCCCTTTATATCCATAAATATGATAATACTCTGATTTAGTATAGTCATAGTTTATATTTCCATCTAAACCTCTCAACATATCTATAAATTCATCTGGGGAGTGTTCATAATATTTAGCTGTCCCCTCCTCACAGACAATACATTTATGGTCAGGATTCTTCTGAAAAGATAAGGGGTTAATCTCTATTTCTTCCCCCTCTTGTTCCATAAGCAAATCCCTTTCGCTTTTTCTAGTTGTATGGTTACCAAAAAACATAATGTTATTTAATTTAATTTGTTAAATATTGATGGGTCGGTATATTCTAATAATAACACCTCTTTTGCAACTCGCAGTAATTCCTTTTCCATTTTGTCCCATACAGCACCTCCTAATTGACCTACTACCATATTCTTTATTGATACACATATAGCGATATCAAATTCATTATCTTTGAAAGGTAGTTTTTTTAAATCCCCTATAATAAACTCTTTATCAGGATATAATTCTTTTGCCTTTTCTATAAAATCAGGAGAGAAGTCAATACCCACATAATTAGTAAACCATTCAGAACTTCTACCATAACCACAACCAGCGTCTAATACTTTCTTATCTCTATATTGTCCTAGTATCTTTTTATGTTCTTCGGCGATTCTCTCCCATTCATCTTGATTTACTAAATATACAGACTCGTGTTTTAAATCGTCATTTTCGTGTTTAGCATCTCTTTCAAAAGACTTATCTACTCTATATTTCCAGTAACTTATTTTTTCTATTGGTTGTCTCATAATTAAAAATGTTTATATCTTGGTTTAATAAATTCTATTGCCTCGTCTAATCTCTTAATGTCAAACATAGCCAACACTTCGTGGGGTTTATTTATTAAGTCTTCAAAGGGGATTTCTATTGGTTTTAACTTCCTTGCCTCCTTGTTAAACTTTATTATACTTCTCCTTGCCTTTTCAATATCTCCATCTCCCTTTAATTGAACTGCTATTGATTTAGATTGTGAATCCTCATCTCTTGTCATTAATATTATAGTTTCATCTCCCCTAGTTCTGATAGGTAATCCTGTTCTCTTATGATTTCCCTTAGTTCTTATCTCCCCTTTAGTTTCTAAATAACCACAAACACCCTCTCCAGCACTCATACAGGCTATTCTTTTAGGTGGTCTATGGCCAGGGAATCTCCAACCACCCTTAACAAGAGCACCAGCTAATGCAGAAGTTCCACATCTACCTCTACCTAATATTAAGATTGGTTGTCTAATTCTTGGCATAGTTTTTTACATTTGTGCTTCATTAAATAATTCTTTTTGACCCATTCAAGATTTTTATTAATAATTTCCTCCCTCTCCTTAGGATTTTGTTTATAGTGTCCTATTTTATCCTTTAGGTCTTGATAGTTCCCTCTTTCATAGGTTACTAAATAAGGATATTCCTTTTCTATACCCTCAACATAAACGTGGATAAGGAAACCTCCTCTCCCTAAAGTTTCAACCACCCTATTTGACCAATAGTTAGGGCTGTAAACACTATCTCCAACTACCACCTTTGTCTTACTATATAATTGATTAAGTTTAGGTCCTCTAACTTCATCAGGGTCATCTTTACCAAACCAATGGAAGTCAAAGTCCTTATCAACCTTTCTTAATATATCATTCCTTTCGGAGTTATGAGCATTGAAAGTTCCAACGAATATAACATCATATTCCTTTTTAGCTTCTATTTTATAACAATCTAGTTTATGTATTCCCTGTCTTATACAAGTGTGGTCTATATCCACAGACTTCCATTCTTCTTTGTGTCCTCCATCTGAGGTAAATACCTTATCTGCCCTAAACATATTTCCATTTTTAATTATATATTCCCTTTTATAACCCCAATATAAATCCCACACCCAACATACTGTCTTAATATTATTAATATTACAGTAATCAATAATCTTAGATGCCTGTGGTGTTTGTAATTTAGCCCACAAGACTACATCAGGCTCAAACATTTCTAATTGTTGTATTATCTTTGGGTCTCTTTCGGTTATTCTTCCTACATCGTGTCCTAATGACTCAAAGGCTTGTGCGACATATTCCTCGTCCCACATTTTATTAAAGTTTCCTATATAAGCTATTTTCATATTGTATATTTAGGCATTTCTTCCACTAATTTGAATCCCATTCCTTTGTATTTTCTTTTTAATTGCATACTAATAAATTTTTCGGGAACTGGGAATGTTAATCCGTCCTTTTCTCTAACAACTAAAAATTCCCTTTTATTCTTCTTCTGCATTGGTAATTCCTTATTAAGTGGTTGGTTTAAACTATTAATGTGATTATCTAATTCAAATTGTATCTTCTCTTGATTAAAAGGCTCACAAGTGTTTAAACTTAAAGCCCTATAATAACTTGGGTGTCTATAAACTTGATTAGGGTCATATTTCTTATATCTCCTTATCTTTCTCCTCCTATCAACCTCTTTCTTTAAACCATAATGTTTAAGCATAAAAGGGGCGTGGAGGTTTAAATGATAAGCCCATTTGGGAGCTAAACCACAATGTAAAGGTCTATTCTCAAACTTAAAGAAACCCTCCCCAAGTTTATCTTTCCAACCCCAAGACCAAAACCTAACATTCCAAAAAGACCAATCAGACCGATAACCATCATTCCACAAGTTTGCAATATAAACATACCAAGCCTGTCCTTTCCTTGCCCACTCCTCAAGTTTATCCCTTGTAGCGACCAATTCTTCGTCCATATCAAGACAAACTGTTGCGTCTGGGTTTAATAGGGCAACATTATTCTTTAAAAAGTCCTCTTTCATTATATGTTGGTTCTTACCCCACTCCCTATCATCTTCCACTAAATGAAAGCCAAACTCCTTAATTAGGGTTCTCTCCTTATCAGTAATATTATTACCTAATATGATTGTCTCATCACATAATTCTTTGAAGGATTTAAAAGCAGTATTTTTCATATACCTACCAGCTTCCCCTCCTCCACAAATTCCGTAACCTACAATTTTTAACATAATCCGTTATCTTTATGTGAGTGGCATTTATGGCAAAGAGCTTCCCAATCGTTTAGGTCTCTCTTATATTCGCCCGAAATGTTTGCCCACTCAATAATTCTCCTTCCCTTTCCGTCCCATATTTTGCCACACATATTACATACAGTTGGTGTTTCCTTGTTGCGTTCAACCCACATATGTAATGCACGATATTTTACGTTATCTCCCTTCCACATTCCGTGAGTTTCTCCTTTTCGGTCTTTTCTTTCGTTATATCTACCAGTCCAATAACTTAAACCCTTAATAAATCTTCCTTTTTTATCTCTTATTACAGAGTGCATAGGTAATCGTAATATTTCTTTTTATATATTCTATTATCTTTCATAGGGTGTAATTGTTGTAACTTCAATTTCTCCAAGTTTTCAATCATAGCTTCCCTCTGTTCCTTATTCTTTTCCTTTTTAGCTTTCTTTAATTTTTCGTCCAAATCATTTTCAACAAATACAATTTGAATTTCTAATGTAACTACTTCATCTATTACTGCATCAATCTGCTTTTTAAGCACATTGGGCATAGCCTCTTTAATCTTTTCTTCCATTTTGTTTTTTGGTTAATTTTTTAATCTTCTTAAAATAAGGGTCTTTATCTGGGTGGGTAAGTAGTCCCTCATTAATGTTTTTAGTAATCTCCTTACCCATATAATCGTCCATCTTCTTTAATACCTTATCGTCTATAACTCTTTCTGTTCCCTCTAGTATATGACTATCTCTAATTGATTTCATTTTCTTTAATTCATCTTCAGAGAACATATCCTTTTTCTCTGTTAGAGCCTTTTCAATTATTTTTAAAATAACATCTGCTTTGGGTTTATCTATCCACAGCTTATCCCCATATTTTGCATTGGCACGCATTTGTATATCATCAAGTATTTTTTTATCTCGTTTTTTCATACTTTGATTGAACCAATTATCTCATCTCTTGATGCACCTGAATCTGATGCCTTTACTACATATCTTAATTTCTTGTCAGGTTGCTTAACCCCGTTTAATTTAGCCTGTTCAAGTTCATCTTTCTTCCCCTGATTTAATATCTCCCTTATTTCTGGTCTGTGCATATCTTGTAATTTAAAATCAGCCAGTTTCCTTTCTTCAGGGTTTAGGATAGCATAATCAGGGTAAATCTCATCTCTCTTTAATTTCATTAACTCCTTAACTTGTAATACAGCTTTATTATAAACTGTTCCGTCTCCAGTTCCCAAGAACCTTAATCTCATTCTTTGGGAAATGTTATTGCTTTCAAAATGGGTAAGAGCTTCCATCTCTGAAAGTTCTATAATATTACCATCTTGTTTTTCAGCAAACCAAATTTTGTTTATCATCTTATTATTATATAACAAAAAAGCTCCTAGTTAAAGGAACTTTAGTGTATAAGTTATGAATTATAAACTTATGAAGTGATAAATGCGTTTGAAGCATTAATTACAACACCTCCATCAGCTCTAATTGCTGCAACTCCGTAACTCATATCGGCGATTGCCAATACTGCTAGGTTACGTAGTTGATATTCTGTCTGCACTCTAATCTTTAGAGGTGTAGGACCGAACTCAGTCATAATAGAACCTCCGAATGGTCGAACTGCCCACATAAATGCGTTTGGTGTAAGCAATAGGTTTCGGTAAGTCTGCAAAGCATTAACTAGGTTAGTTGATGTATACAATGGTATTGCAAACAACTGACCTTTGTATGCGTGTTGCATACCTGATTGGTTAGGTAGGTTTCCTGTCTTCTGTAGTGGGAATTGTGAAGTATCAAATGTATAATACTTTGAAATTCCGTGAATTTGTGTCCAGTAAACTTCTGGGTGGAAGAAAAACGCCATATCTTCTACTCTAAAGTCTGCTGATTCCAAGGTTGAGATTGCGACACGAATGTCTGCATCTGAAACTGCGTTTGATGTATCTCCAACTCCTGTAGTTGAAAGTGATGACCATAGACCAGCGATTGCTGCCTCAATAGTATTCATAAGTAGTCCTTGGGCTTGTCGGGCATAAGCCTCGTTCAAGTCATAGAATCGTGCTACTTGTGAAAGTGTATTGTCTCCAAGTAACCAAGCCACATAAGAGTGAGTTGTTACTGTTAGAGAATCATCAACTTGTGCTGCAACTGATGGAGTAATTTCTGTTCCCTCAGTTGATTGTGTTGATACTGATAATTCATTTGTGTAAAAGTCTGGGACGTGAACAATGTCTCCTCCCGCTTCTACAAATCTTGATAGGTCTACACAAAAATCTGTCAATACTGCGTGAGGGAAATTAACCTCATTGATTATTGGACTCCAAATTTCTGGAATTGTAGCTGCCAAGTTTGCTGCTGTGTAAGCTTGTCCTGTAACTGCCATAATGTTTTATTACCCTCTATTTCTTAGATTCCATATATTTCTGGTAAGCTACTTGTTTGTCCTCTGGGGACATATCCTTCATAGCTTTTCTGTCTAAGGTTTTAGATTTGGCCGACGTTTGGGGTGTATTGTTATTAACCCTCTCCTGTCTTTCAATACCTTTAAGACCAGCTTTAATAAAAGGGTCTTTAAGAGTATCTTTGTCTGGGTTCTGATTAACTGAAAATACCTTATCAACTTGAGAAGGTGTCAAGTTATGTTCAAACTGAAATTGTCGCTTTTTGGCTTCAAGTTTCAAGTATTCAACATCTGACCTCAAGTCATCTGGGTTTTGTGCCTTATCTTGTAAATTACTATTAATATTACTATTAATCTTCTTTTTTGTTTTGCGATTTGCAATAGCCTTATATTTAAGAGCTTCTGCTTTCCAATCAGTTTCGTCTTCTACTGATTTTTCTTCTTCAACTTCTTCTTGAGGTTCTTCTACTTCTTCAACCTCTTGTTCTTCGTCATTTTGTTCTTCAAGTTCAACTTCTTGGTTTTCTTCATTTTCCATAGTTTTGTCTAGTTATATTATAATCAGCCGTTTCGGTGGCGAGCCTAATAGTTCGTTTTTGGTCGGAAACCGATATCCGTATTAATCGTATGAATCTTCCTCTCCTTGTTCTACTGTGTGTTCTTCTAATAAATCTAATAGTTGTGATTTTAAGATAAACTTAACTGTTTGTGCATTCTTAATAATGTCTGTTGTTAAGTTATCAATGTCTGATACCTCTTTAATTATTCTAGTTAAATAGTCCTTTAATATATCCGTATCACTACTTCTTGATAGTTTTAAAAAGTATTCTTTTTCTTTATCATTAAGCGATAACATTTTGTGATGGTTGATTTAGTCCTGATAGGTTGGGTGTTGCTAAACTACCTCCCTGTGGTAATTGTTGCACTGATTGCTTAACCTTTTGGGCATCTCCCAATATCTTATTAGGATTCTTACCTGCCAAAGAGATAATCCAATCTAATACTCTGTCTGCTCTAGGGTCTCCTCTCTGTGCGAGTGTCTGATATAGGGTAGTTGCTGTCGCCATTTCTGCATCTGTATCTGTCTCCTGATTATCAATATCCAACTGCATATAAAACTTAACATCATCATACGCCTTATTTGGTAATCCTACAAACATAAAAGGAGATTTCTGTAAGTCCTCTCTAACCCTAATCTCTATCTTATCTCTGTTAGGTATCTTTCCATCAAGTAATTGAGAGAAATATTTACGATTAATGTTCCAATCTATTACAGCATCTTTAATAAATTCTGTTCCCTCCTCTCCATTTGCAACTGCTACTGTATGCTCTTTGGTTTGGTCTTTGAATATAGGTATTAATTGACTGAAGAATGACCTACTTAGGAATAGTGAGAAGTTCTCCCTTTTGAGTTCAAAGTATCTTGCTGCCGAATTAGCGAGTATAACTCCTAATCTGAATGGTGTTCCACTAGGCATTGATTCCCCAGTAGATACCTCAAAGGCAAAGGCCTTTTGGTCTGAATTAGACATCCACCCACTCTTTGATAATTCAAACTCTTGTAAGTTTTGAGAAGCCATAGGCACTTCTGAAATAGCACCATTTGCTCCAACCTCTAATACAGCTCCGTCTTGAACTTGTTTAGATAGGTTCTTAACTACTGCATTACCTTGAGTTTGCCACACTCTTTTAGCTCCATAAATAAGATGCTTTCGTCTTAGGTTCTCTGTCATATTAACAGCAACTTGATTTTCAAATTGTTTCTCAACCTCCCCAACTCCTAACCATCTTCCATCTTGTTTATCCCAATGAGCTTCTTCTAAAGGAACTTCATCAATCTGTTCCATAAATAGTATTTGTTCTTGGTCTCCTACTTCTGGTGCAACATAAGCAACCATTAAGTAATCTTCTCCGTCATCATATTCATCTCCCTCAAGATATTTACCATCACAAAGTGTATAATATTCATAAACAGGTGTTTGTCCCTCAACTTCCACATCTTTCCAATCAGGCATCTTATTAATCTCTGTATCTGTCATCATATGTTTGATAGCAACATATCCTCCCTCTAATGGAGAGTCTTTAAGAGTCCTTGCATCTAACGGGTTATAAATATGTCTTAAAGGTATTCTTTCAACTGTATCTTTTAGTTTCTTTAATACACAAGTTCCATACTTTGAATAATCTTTATTTAAATCATTAATTGTCTGACCAAAGTCATTTTCTCTAGTCCAAACAATAAATTGTCTCTTTAAGAACCACACCATATTGGCATCCTTTTCGCCATCTGGTATAAAATTATAGTTCTTTATATCAATATCTGTTTGCTTCTCTGCCACATTGGCCTTGAATTGAACGATATTCATAAACAACTTCCTTTGTTGTTCGTTGTCTAATCTTCCGTCTTTATACTTTGAATTGTAGTATAAATCTATTAAATCAATTGTGTCCTTTTGGTTAAAATAATATCCTCCATTCTCGTCTGCCGAACCACCAAAGCGAATATTATCTTCGTTTAATGAATCAACTATCGTAATAGAGTTCTTAAAATCTGCTAAATCTATGTTTAGTTTGGTTAATATGTCCATATAACTAAATTATACCATTATTTTTTAATCATAAGTTGTTATCTCTACGTCATCACTTCCTATTGATTTATTCATTGATAAGTATCTAATTGTATGCGTTTCTGTCTTTAGGGGAGTTTCTGGTATCTGCCAAACAGATAGAGCCAATCCCATAATCATATCATCGTGTAAACCATCAGGCACCTTAATCCTTATCCTATTTCTATCAAGCGCCTGTTGGGTTTCTGGTAGTTCAAACCTCATAGACTTTAACTCATCTATAAGTATTGGGTCATTTGGTATTCTTATCTTTCCCTTATCCAACAGTATTCTTAAATTCTCTAGTAAGTCTCTCCTAGAGTTCATAGTAAATTTAAAGCCATTAACATTCATACCAGCAGTAACTAAATCATCAAAGATTGGGTCTCCTAATCCTGTAGAGTCCTGATTAATTAAAGGCCTTATATCTGGTGCTGTTGTATAGTCTTTTGAAGCTAATTTAATCCTAGTCTTTTGTGTTCCCCAGTCCAATTGATTAAATCTATCTATACTTCCAACCTTAAAGGTAGCAAGGTCAAAGGGAGCAATAACTGTATAGTCTTGGTATTTACCTAAATCAACTCCTAATTGGTATCTATGGGTTGGGTCTGGTTTATCTGGGGCTTCATTATAAATACAACCATCTACATTTCTAAAGTATGCACCGGCTCCCTCAATGAATTTACAATAATACTCCTGTTCAATTAAATCCTCTGTCATTCCCTCTGCTCTCTCCTCATCTATATCCTTTTCTGTTAAGACCATTGTATCTGTAACAGTTAGCTGTTCGCTATACCAAGTCTTTGGGTTGTTGCGAGCCACCTGTAATAGTTTATGTGCGTGATTAACTCCTCTAGGAGTAAAGTTAAATATAGCCCACCCTTTATTAACTTTTAAAATAGGTCTAACAAAATCCCACACTTCTGGTCTATTAATTGAATACTCACTAAAGACTACACCAACGGGGTTAGTTCCAACACCACTCTTTTCAAAGACATCAGCACCAATCAATTGAATTATAGAACCATTTTTAAATTCTATTTTAAGTTCACTCTCATTCTTATTCTTAATAATCTCTGGTGGTATATGGTCAAGCATCTTAAAGCTATCATTATCAATATTAGCCCAAACAACCTTTTTAGCTTGTGAATAAGAGGGCAGAAAGTAAAAATAAGTTCCGACTCTTTCCCAAGCCTTACGAATCATATAATTAAAACAAGTCTTATCCTTTCCACTTCTTCGGTGCCAAACAATAACTGCCCTTTTCTTTTTACCCTTATCTAAAGCCCTTAAAAAGGGTAATTGGTAATCTCTTGGTGTAAAGTTGTGTGGTAATTTAATCTTTGTCTCCATATTGAGTTAATTCTATGGTTATATCTCCCGAAACTTCTAGGTTCTCCTTAGGTCTTCCGTGTATTCTATCCATTGTATCTCTATAAAAACTATAATTTCCTTTAATAGCATTAAGTATTCCTGATTTAGCAAGGTCATTTTCTATGTCTTCTGGTGTCATATCCTTTGATTCTGCAATCTTAATTATAGCCTCTCTATAAAGGGTTACATAATCTTTTGACCCTACTGTTCTTCCATTAGGATTACCACTCATTCCTTTTTTAAAGGTTCCATCAGGATTCCTGTTGTTTTCCAGTTCTTTAGGTTCTTTTTCCATATAATATTATTATACTACTTTCTTAATCTTCATACCATAATTGTCTATTCCCTCTTTAATTTTTAGGTCTTTCCTTTTAATAAAAGTATTCTTTCTAAAGGGTCTATAATCTACTGAATGTTGCCATCTTCCCCACTTCCATTTTATCTCTACTATATCAGGGTGTTGTTGTTGGAGAGATTTAGCCATCATTAGTCTTCCGTCCATCTTTCTGTCTTGTTTGTATAGTTGGTCTGTATTACCTCCTTTCATAGTCATTGTTGCGGTTTTATCACACATAAAAGCATTAAATAGTATTGTGCAATATCCATCTTTTAAAAACCTTATAGATAGGTCAGTATCTTCGTTGTAGCGACCTCTCCAGCGATGTGGCATATCATTCTGTAATAATATACAACTATATATTCTAGTATTAGGGGTGAATGCCTTTTTATTCTTATCAACTACAAACATTTTATAGTTAAGACCCGCCATAGCTATGTTTTCATATCTATCAGTAAAATCTTCTGCGGCCTTTAGGATTGTCCCATCTCCCACATAATATCTTCTTCCACCTATTAATCTCAAAAAGGATTGAATATTATCGTCCATTATCCAATGTCTCTTATGTCCCTCTGTTCTTGAGTGTTCCCATACCCAATTTCTAGCAGGGATACTACCCTTACCTAAATTACTAAAGGGAAGTTGTAATATCTTTTCTTTATCTATTACTTTGGCATAATCATCATATTCCTGTGGTTCAATAACTATTCTATAAGGAACATTCATCTTTTCCAAGGCTTTTGAGGTCTGGCGACTCTCCCATCTCCCTTTAGATATTATATATATTGGGTATTTAGGATTCATTTTCTACTATAAAATCTTTATTTTTTTGTTGTTCTCTAAAAGGGAACCAAGCAAATTTTGTTTTGTCTGTTAATTTAAGTTCGGTTATCTCTGCGAATTTTATAACATCTTCTGCGGTTTCAAAGTGAATTACTATTGATTGAACTGCGCCCTCTACCCTCTGGGCATTTACTTCGGGCATACCCTCCCATTCTGCCTCAACATCTATCTCTGATGGATTAATATTATAATTTAAATCAAGTCCATAGTTCTCAAGTTCTTCCATATCATAATCGGCACCAAGTATTTCATAATCCCAAACACCATAACCCTGATTATCAACCACAACAAACATCTTCATCTCCTCCTTAGTCCAACTTTCATCAAACATAATGACTGGTATTTCTTTCCAACCTAAATCCAAACAAGCTCTAAACCTCATATTTCCTCCCATAATCACACTATCTTGGTCTATAACAACGGGTCTAATTCCCATCATTTTGGGGAATTTCTCTATATTCTTCTTTAAAGTTTCAAATTTATTGTCGTTAATCTTTCTGGGGTTTCTGTCATTTAGCTTAACCTTTGATAATAACCTCCACATTATCTCCGGTAGATTGAATTTTATTTGCATATTTCATCTTTAATACTTTTGAAGCTAGTAAACCTCAATCTCTTTTTATAAATAGGTGTTCCCTCTTTATTTCTAAAGCCACAAAAGGTCTTACCCTTTCTTCTGGGAAGCATTTCAATTACGCCAACTCCATCTATTTCGTAGCGCCCATCTTCTTTTAGTCCTTTTATTATTTCTTCTTTCATAGTTGATATAATAACACATTGTCTTCATAAAACATAATATCGTCCTCATTAAGCTCGTTTTTCTCTTGTAAATGAAATCTTATTGTAATTTGTAAGTATTTTCCCTCCTCCTCGTCTGTATGTCCTATGATTTTATGACAATCTAGACAGAGAACTATTGCATTAAGTTTAGAGTTAGAGCTTCTACCCTTAATATGATGCAGTTCTAACCCTCTATCTGACCGACCACAGCATTGACAGGAGTATTGGTATAGATATAGGTTTCTGGTTTCTTCTGTAAAAGGGTTTTTAAGTCTCACTACTACTCTTTTATTAGGTTTATAATGTCTTTAACTTTTACATATTCATCAAACCTTGATTTATCTAGTTCTGCATCATTTATATATATTCCAACCCTTATCTTCTCCATTATCTCCTCTCTTTGTTCTTTAAGGGCTTGTTCTAGTATGTCATTAAAGTCCTGAATGTTTTGAATGTGTAGTATTTTCCCTATCATATCTTGATATATTCTTTTATCTTGTTTATTTGTCATAGTTATTTTAATTAAGGGTAATTTCCCACATAGGAATAGGTTTTTTATTGAGGTCAAAAATGTTGGGCAAATTTGGAAGGTTCAATAAGGGGGAAAATACATTATAAGCATATTATTCAACTTCGTCCTATATGGGAAGCTACCCTCAATGGTAGCCTATATTCTAAAAAGGAATATCGTCAGGATTTATTTCATCACTAACGGGGTAATCTGGTCTTTCTTTATCTTCTGGTTTGGTTTCTGTAGGATTCATTCTTGCTTGATATTCTTTAGACGATTTAATTTTCTGTCTCAGAGTATCATATACTTTATCCAGTTCTTCTTCCGTGATAGTTTCAACATCAACTATTTTAGCCTCATTAACTGGTTCTTCTTCTTTTTGACCTTTCATAAGAGCAGATGCACTAACAACTATTGCATATTGTCTTTGACCATCTTTAGAAGTTCTATGGGTAACATTTATAATACAACTCTTGCCGAGTATATCTTCAATGTTGAAATTCCAAGCGTCTTGGTCTGTTTTAAAGTCCTCTCCCATAATACCCACCACGATTGGTCGGAGCTTTGCTCTATCCCCAAATGATAGGGTATATTCCTGTGAGATACTAAATACTGAATTAACAGTCTCCTTTTTACCATCTTTTTCAATTTCATAGGTCTTTTTTTCACTAGGAAGTTCCCAGTAAACTCTAATCTTGTGAGAATCCTTTTCTTGACCCTCCCAGCTTTCCTTAATTGTTCCTATATTAACAATTTTAAAAACTCTTGCTAAATGCGTTCCAGCGGGACACAGTTCATATTCAAATGTGCTCTCTGGTTTATTTGCTTTAATCATAATTTTAATAATTAAGTTAATAATAGTTTAGGGACAATTTCGGTCACAATTTTATAACGTTCCAACTACATAAAGAACAAAACCTACTAATCCAACGACAAGGACTGTCTTTTTATAATTAGATATTTTTTTTATATTGTGGGAAATAATAATTGTTCCGTGAATCCACGAATAAAACATTACTAGCCCCAATACCATATACATTAAATCTTCCATATTTTTTTTTAATTAAGCTTATAATAGTTTATAGACATTTCCGGTCAATTTTTATAATAAAGATAATTGTTCCACGTGTTCTCTCATCTCCTCCTTATCCTTATCTTTAAGTTCTATATTACCATCATAAGTAAATTTAGAGTCGGCATCTATTGTTTTATCATCTTTTCTTTTAAGTCCATAAAAGACAGCACCAATCTGTAAGTGTGGCGACCACCTCTTATAATTTCTAAACTTTGTTACCAAATCTGTCTTATACCACTTATTTATCAGTTTCTTTTCTTCATCAACTTCACGAACCTGAAAATATACTCTATGGTATGCCTGATTTTTATTATGACTTTCTTTTAATGGGTCTATTTTTGTTATTCGTCCTTTCATATTGTTATTATTATATCATACTTTGTTATTTTAATACACTATTCTTCTTCATTATTTCTTTTGATTCTTCTTAATCTATCAATAAACCATTTTTCCCTCTCGGACATCTTCTCTAGGTAATCATCTGATGATAATTTGCCACCATAAAGATATTTACCTGCGATTTTCACAAGTTCTGTATCTCCTATTCCACCCTGTTTTGATTCTTTATACATTTCCAATAGGTCATTATGAACCTTTATTATTTCTGACGGAGCCATATCCACATCTAATTCTATAAAAGCATATTGGTCTGTTGGTATTCTGATTTTTCCTTGCATAATATTATTTACATTCGTCAGCGTAAACTTGCCACGCCTCCTTAATTGGTAAATTACCCTCATTATGTTCTGCTATACAAGTATCATAATCGTTCAACACTTTTGTTCTCGTTATAGAAATATGGAATAGCCCTATTGAAAACAATATAGCTATAATCAATATTAATGTAAGAGTTGTTATGTCGTGTCTATTCATAATTTATTTCTTGGTTAAAATATTATTAATAATCCAATTGTGTGCTCGTCTTACGCTCCTCATTTCTTTCTTATCCGCCTCTGGTTCTGAAATATTCGAAGCCCTGTCTATGAAAGTGCCCCCCTCCCAATAACTCATATCTTCATTAGAATGGTCTAGAAGAGCCACCAAATCTAATCTTTGTTGTCTGGTTATTTTCATATTATTATTTCTCCTGTTGGTTATTATCAAAAGCTCTTTCATTTTTGTCATCAATTTCTTCAAGCTCTTGGTCTATTGCTTTTTCATCTTCATCAACCTTTTTAAGTTCTGCATTTCTTGTTTCTCTATCTTCTAAAATAGAATGACTGTCCTCTATAATTTCGTTTACCACTTCGCTGTGGTCATCTCCATTATTATCCCAATCATATGTTCTTGTTATGATATTATTTCTTTCCTTATCAAATGTTGTTATTTCTACTCTCATTATTTTTCTTTAATTGTTTATTGCTTATAATGTAATCCCTTTGATTACCTTATTATTATAACAAATAGGTAGTGGCTGTAAACCCCTAAAATACCCTTTATCTTATTGCTTAACTACCCCTTTTCTTTAATTTAATAACTTATTATTAGCCTCTGACATTGGTAATTGTATTAAATCTGGGTTTAAAGATAGTTGTTTAGCCTCCACCATTAGTTCTCTCATTTTTGTATCTATATTTAATTTTCTCATTTCATTCCAATCATTTGAATCCAAATTATGTGTTTTATTCCACCCCATTGTTGTGTGGTAATCAGGTTCTATTCCCCTGATGTCCCTACCAACAACAGCTAAACCATTGTTAAACACCCCTCTTTCTTCTGGGTTCTGAAATAGAAAATATGCTTTGTGAGCCTCTTCGGCTTCAATGGTATGTTCTTGGTCCTTTCTAAATCCCATTATTATTTTTATTTTTAGTTTTTTCATATTATCCGAAAGCTAGGTTAGACTTCTTTTTTTCATCAGCAGAAGTTTTTTCTTTTGATAAATAACTCTCTAATTGAGCAAATTTTTGTAGAAGCTGGTGGGGGGTTGTTATACTGGGGGCATACTGTCTTTTATTCGTTACTGGCAAAACCCTCTTGATAAGTTGCTCCAACTTCTCAAACTCCATTAAATCTAATAAATCATTACAGGCTTTTCGTTGGGTTTTATTTTTAAACCAATTCTTATAAATAGGATATTAGTATTAGTATTAGTATTAGAATGCGATATGGTATCTATACCATATGTATAGGGTATCAATACCTTAACATTATCAGGCATAGATTCTAATTCTATCTCTATTCCACGTTGTATTTTAGGGGATTTATGATTTTGGTGTCTTATAAAATTTGGTAAAACTATCCAACCATCAAGATAAAACACTTTTTTATCTTTTTTAAATCTTCCTAAGATTTCATCAAGAGTTCTCATTTCTAATCCTGTTGATACACTTATTGTTTTTTTACTTATCTCATAAGCCCCAACAATATTAGTCATTGGATTAGTAAGAAAGTAAATAAACACTAATTGTTCAATTTGGTCTAGATTTGAAAACCAAGCATCTTCCCATATTTTTGTATTTATGTATCTCTGTTTTGACATATTTTCTTTATTATCTAATAACAAGTTAAAAAGCCCTAACAGGAGAGTTTGGTGTTGTGTAACCAAACTTCCCTATTAGAGCCTCTTTCACACAACTTGAAGTCTTTATAATCTGTTATTATTATATACCCTATATATTATATGTAAACACACAAAGTGTTAATAAGTTGTTAATAACGTGTTTAGAGTGTATAATAATAATAGTAGTGGTTAATCCACTCCGTGACAGCTTGCGGTTACAAGCTCTAAATTTGAATTTCAAACACATTTAATTATGGACAGCTCTCTGAAAAGGGAGTTGTTTTTGATATAAAAAAAGAGATAGGTTGTTAGCCTACCTCTTGTCTTTCAACACCCGAATATTGTGCCTTATAAAAGAGTTACAGCGATTAATAACGAGTTCTAAATTCTCATTATGAGCCTCTGTATCTCTCCATAGAGCATAAACTTCAGATTGTTGTGTATAATGGAGCTTTGGTATTAGCTTCTTTATGAGTTTTATTTTATCAGCCACCTTCATCTTTCTCTCTCCCAAACTTTAGAACACACCAAAGATAAAACATTCTGGTTCTCCTCCTCCTCTCATCGTGATGAAAGAAGTGGATAACACCCTCGTGTTTCATTATGAAGTGTTCTAGGTCAATGTGGCAGGAACGACAAACCCAGATAGTGCTATTATTTCCCCTAGCTCCAAAGTGGCACTTGGGGAATATATGATGCTTCTCTAGGCGTTTCTTTCCATTACAATATCTGCATATTTTCTTTTCCATTGTTCTACCAACTAATGACAATGTCGTGCTTCTTGGTGTAGAACTTGACCTTTGGACTTCCAAGTTTTGATATTGAAAGACCTGTTTTCTGACCGTAGCTCCCATCATAAGATAGGTATGCTCCAGTAATTAAAAGGTGCTTTTTGTGTTCTACAACTTTACCACTAACTGCCCTTTGCATAACTACAATTGAGTTAATACATTTATGGGCGTGTCCTTGGGCTACCAAATCGCAGAAGAAAGAGGTTGAAATTCTTTCTACTGCAAGTAGTGCTGTTCCATCAAATCTTGCTCCACTTCTTCCGTGTAAGGAATAAATAGTGTAGATTTGTTTTCCAACCCTGAATGTGTTCCAACAAGCATCACCGAGATACTTAATATTAAGTTCCCGACACAGAGCTTTTGTTAGATTCACACCTGATTCCTTATAGACCCTTTCTTCGTGGTTGCCTGTTAAAGCACCAAGAATAAGGTTTTTATCAGCTAATGGTTGAAGCCAATCAATTATCTGTTCATATTGAGTTTGTGCTGGGTGTGTCTGTTCATAGACTCCAGCCCCGACTGAGTAACGTGTTGCTGTTTCCAACAAATCACCCATAAGCAAGATATAAATACCGTGCTTGAGACAGTAATCCAAATTAGCAAGAAAACGTTTGTAATCACATTGTGGCGAACCATAATGTAAATCTCCTACAAACATCATCTCTGCATAATCGGGTTTCTGTGGTTTAAGGACACATTTATTCAAACGAATAGGTCTGCCCCTTAATTTATCACTAACTGTAATTTGAGCTTTCATATATCATCTCTTTCGTTTTCGTGTTCTTTATGAAACTTGAAGCCACCACCCTCAAGAACATAGAACAATTCTAGTTCGTCATTATTATATGCTTCTCGGTGGTATTTTTTCCAAAAAAAGTAACGATTCTCCTTTGAGAGAGATTCACTACGAATTTTTTTTAGCTCGGTCTCGTTCCACTCTCTCAAGTTCACGATATAACTCCTTCCTCTGGTTAATGTTTTCAAAAATTTGGGCTCGGATATAAATTTCTCCCCAAGCCATATCGGGATTTTTTCTCATTATGATAAGTAATGTTCTCTGAAAGATGGTTAAACCTCTCGCTATGTAATTAATTTCTCTGACTAAAAGTTCGTCTGTCATTTTTTTCTCCATTAAATTGTTAAAGAACTACTACTCTTATTATAACAAAAAAAACACCCCTTTGAATTCAGAGTGCTTTTTTAAAATAATGAGTATATTTTCTTCTAGATAAAGTGAGTTTAAAAAAAGTATGTGTGTCCTCTATTTAATTGTGGGTGAGGTTGGATATCCTCACTCCTTTATTATATCATAGGTAGTCCAATGTTTATAACCACCATTTTGGTATAAGTTATATCCAAAAGCTATGTTGTTTTCTGGTATCTTTAGGTGTTCTTCCGATGGTCTATACAAAGCATTCTGCCCATACAGATTAATTTGCAATAAACCTATTGAATAGTCCCCTGTATTGGGATTATCATTAACAATCGTTGCATTACACCCACTCTCCAAACTCATTATGCTCATCATTATGTCCGTGTCCCAGTCATATTTATCTAATTCAATGTAATATTGGTTACATTCTGCTGGATATTGAGATTCAAAAACCTCTATAATTGGTGTGGGTGGTGTAATAATAACCTCCTCAACTACTGTTGGGGTTGTTAATAATATAAAAGCTGATAGTAAATAGTTTTGAAATATAAGCGGTTCTACCTCGTAGAGCTATATCAGTTGTTCGGTCTTTCTGTTGCGTGAGATATACTGTTTTATCTTATCGGTCCTCCAGTAATTAATTATACCATTATTTAGTAGGTCATAATATTTTGGGTGCTGTATATTGTGGATATCTAAAGTCCTTTCGTAGTGGTCTAGTATAAGTAATAAGACATCAATTTGGGCTTGATATTCATTAAATAAATTATCCTTATATACTCCACATAAAGAACACTTATAACTAGGGTGCATACAAACAGCCTGCTTCTCTCTTAAACGAGCTTCTTCTCTAAAGGAAAAACTTTGCTCGTCCATTTTCATAGTTTATTAATAGTTAATCTGACATTGTCCTTTTCAGAGTGTCCTTTATAAACATCTAAGTGTTTTATAAATCGGTCGTCTTCTATTATTCCTTTTTTAACAATTATATCTAATAGGGGTTTTATAAAATTATCTATGTCTGACCTCTTATCATTTTTCAAATTAAATTCAAAAACAACTTCAACATCTCCCATAATCATTTCGTTTTTTTCAAGGGTTAGCAAAACTTCTTGTTCATAATCCTTGTAATCTTTAGTTTTAAATCTTCTGCCCTGCCATACTTTATTTACCGACAAAGGCTTGATTTTGAGGGTTTGTTGGTATATTCCCATCTTCTTGTATTAAACGCCTCTAGGACACCATTTTGGGTCAATTAGACGTATGCTTACATCATACTCTCTAACCAAGATAATACAATATGCACAGCTAAAACAAAAAGAGCTCCTTGAAAAATTACGAGGGCTAATTTAAAATCAGACATTCCTATTATTTACTATTAACTTAATGATAAAAAATAATCTTTCTGTCAGTGTTCTAACTCTATTAAACTTATAAGCAAACATTGTATTGAGATATGGTTCAGGATTAATTGCACCATAATATCCATTGTTTTGTAATATATTCTCATAACCAACAGGTTTACTCTTTCTGAATCTAACTTTAACTGGTTTCAATTCAAAGTGTAAATGATTACCTGTTGAGATACCCGTATTGTCCGATAGAGCTATTAATTGTCCTATAAAGACTTCATCTCCCTTATGAACGAAGTGGAGTTTGTTATGCCAAAATCTTATTTTAAAATACTCCATCTCTCCCGTTTCCTTACATAAAAATTTGCGTTTGGTTACTATACCTAAACCAAAGCCCCTATTATTATCCGTAACTTCTTCCACTATCCAACCATCTTGGGGACAGTTAATCGGTTGTCCTGAATAAGTTTTAAAATCCAACCCATTATGTCCTTTCATTTTGGAATAGACACTCTTGTATCCCTTAGGTGGTTTAAGACCATTACAAGAAATATATTTACCACCAGTAGCCAAATCAACGCACACCTTATTAGCGCCGAATCTTTGTGTTATTCGTTGTGGATTAACTGGTTTAAATAACATCTTTTATTTCTTAGAGTTAAGTGCCTTTGAAATTTCTCCTAACACTAGACCTAATGTTACTGTAACTTCTGGTGAGAATCCAAAGTCAATAACAGCGTCTGATAAGAAAGCAACTACTGTAGCAACAATCATCATTCCTAATCTCCAGTAGAATGACTTGAACCTCTTACTTACTAATATATCTTTAATTTTTTTCATAGTTTTATATTATCCTTTTGGTAATCTATTTGCAATTATTTCCATAAGTTCTAATTGCCTATCCTCTAATCTAATTTGCTCCTCTTTTAATTCTTCAATATTCCTATTAATGTTTTCAATATGAACGAAGTGATTTTGTTTAATCAAAGCAACGTCAGTTTTAACTGACCAGAAAGGGGCTGCAACAGCTAATACAAAGACAACAATAGAGATTATAAATTTAACCTCCCTTGTCATTATACTGTGAACTGTCTCTTTTGATTTCATAAACGTGTTAATTTAATTATACCATTAT